CGTCAGTTCCCTTTTTGTAGATAATACCCGTAGCGTCGTAAATATCTTGTAACTCTAGGGGGTCATACTCTTTCTCCCCCATAGAAAGCTCCGCCCAAGAGCTAATATCAATAACCGTAACCTCGGGGTGGCTATTCATTAGCACTTGCTGTATTTTAAGCAATGCTTTGTCAATAGCGTCCACGTTAGGAATGATGTGTTCCAGCATGGACTTCTGTGTATGGTTGTACTGGGAAGGAATAATTAGTTTGTAAGGTAGCTCTACGTCGTGCATGCTACCATGAGGGCGTTCGAGGTTTTTCTTTTCCCCGTAGTTAAATATGTAATCGGTCTCCGCGATGTAGTAGCCCGAAAGAACGCTCTCGTAGTAGTCTTCTTCTATCTTGTAGTTGTCGCTTTTGTACTCGTCTTTCTTGCGCTTTACTCTTTTCCCGTAAGGCCCTTTCTTAGTGGCTATCTTGTCCCAGAAAAAGGTTTTGTAGTGAAACTTAACAACGGGGACGGTCATGTCGTCAAACTCTCCATCGTAGTAGAAAGGTTGCCCATCTTTTTGAAAATGACTGTTCCAGTCTATGTCAAGGTGGTCATTGCCGTAGCGACTATGGAACTTTTTAGCTAAGTCCCGAATGTCGTTGTCGCTCATGTTGGTGGTTTCTATCATAGATAGCACCTCACCTAAAGTGTAATACTTTAGCTCCGCGCCCCACGGTATATTCTTACCAGTAGTGTCATTAGTTTCACCATAAACAAAGTTCTCAACATCTACATATCGTTGAATAACACCTTTACCGGGTACTAAATCAACCTCCGCGCAAGCCTTGCCACTTTCCACTATATCTCTTGTTAAGATGTAACGCACTTCCTCTGGAAAGTTGTTAAACTCTAATATAGCTTTCGTTATTTCGTAAGCGGCGTTCTCTACACTCGTTCGGTAGTCAAGGGTCATAGCCATGCGAATGTCTTCCATGTCCTCTGGAATCATTTCGCTTTCTGGCACTTTAATGTCAAAAGTTTCCTCGAAGTTTTGAATAAACTCTTTGTCCTGTAAGTTGGCTATGAGTTCATCTTTTACCGATGCTTTTTCGCTTTTTGATAGTTTGTCAACAGCGTCAATCTCGTAGCTAAACTCTCCAAACTCGTCTTCTGTTATGGCTCGCACAAACTTAGGGGCAATGGGCGCGGGGGTAAAGTCCAGGTTTACGTGAGAGTTGTCACCTGTGGCATTGAAAGCTTGCATGAGGCCTTCTGTACTTTGGTTTCCTTGCGCATAGGCGCGGCACATTTGTATGCGGTCACGTTCCGCTGAAAAACGAGAGGTATTCTTATATCCAAATCCCTTTTCCTGAATATACCTACCAATGCCCACTCCGTATTCGGAGCTTAGTTTTTCTCGTTTTGTTACTAATGGGTCTGGTTTACCTGCCATTGAATACTATGGTTTAGCTACACTGCTATGCAAAGTTACTATTTATTGAACTTATTTTTTTCGCCAATCTACGGGTATGGTTCTGTTGCCTTGTCGCTTGTATGTTCTTACGGGAGGACGTTGCAGTTTTACCTTTTGCTCTGTCTTCTTTTTAACGGGTGCTTTAGCTGCGGCAAGGGCAAAACCAGAGGATATGGAGGCATCATACTTGGTTCTGTTAGACGGTTCAAACTGTTTCCAGTCTTCAAGAGTTCTCTCAAAAAGAATGTTCTCCTGCATGTTGTTCTCTTCGTCGTAGCCCACATACTGATTGGTGTATGCTTGTAGAGCGTAGTAAATTGATGTGTTTAGCTTTGCCCTGCTGTTTGCTCCTTTTTGCCTTTTCCTTTGGTTTGTGCTACTCTTGTATTCTTCTGGGCAATCCATTAAAAACTCCCATTTCCCTGCTCTCTGAAAGTGGCCTTCAATTTCATTTTTGTCTCGTTCATGAAATATCGGCATACCTAAAAACTCTGCCGCCATTAAAGCATCGTCAAAAAATATCTCTATTTCCTCTGGGCGGTGTATATACTCCATGATGAATTTATTGGAAACACTTGGGTAAAGCGCGTTTTCTTTACCTACAAAATGAATAGAGCCTTTTGAGCCTCTTCCATCTGAAGTCTGACTCGTGCCATACGGGTCAAGCCCACCTACTCCCAGCCAATCATTCCCGGGGCCTTCTTGCCCGTAAATACGCTTTTTTTTGTTTTGCAGTTCTTTTGGCGGGAACCACGAAAAGATAAACTTCCCATTTTCGTCTGGTGCAAACTCTACGGGGTCGTCGGGGTTTCCGTTTTTCCTGTATAAGTTACCGCGTGTAACTTTTGAGTTGTTTCCATTGCTCCTTCTGAACCCAAAAAGGTAGTCCATCTGGTCGGCAATATTCTCTACGTTTAAAGAACTATTCGCGTTAGAGCTTCTTAGCGCGTGTTCAATATTCATGGGGTGGTTGCGGAGGTAGTTGTATAAAACGTCTTGACCTTCTCTCTTCTTGCTTTGAATTACGCTCTCATAATATTTCACCGCTCCTACCTTTATAGGCTCACCCGTTGATGCGCTTACCGTTCCTCTCGGGGGTTTTTCCTTATGGCAAACTCCATACTTATCGGTGTGTATGTTTGAGTTCTCCTGTATGGGCATAAAGTACCTATACAAACCCGTTCTTGTTCTACCTGTTATTTCGTTGCGCTCATTAGGGTCACTGGACTTCCATAGAGGGGAGGCAGCTTCTCCACCTTCCCCCTCGTCCCCCACGGTGGAACCCAGCCATGCTTTACCAACTATATAGCCGTTTTCGTCCATTGTTGGTGATACTATACCCCAATGAATTAAGAAGTTTTTCCCCGCTCCCCACTTTAGGTTCTCATCAGCAAGGTAGTCGTTTAGTTTAACCCCGTCATACGCACCTTCCGTTGTTGTCCGTATATCACTTATAGTGTTAAGGTAGTCGCTAAGGTCATTTTCTTTTTCTTTCTTTGCTTTCTTAGACGCGTTGGAGGGCTTGCTGAACTCTATCCCTACGTTACTGTCCTCTCTCCCTTTTACCACGGGCTTAAAGAAAAAAGGCAAGTTGCCGAAAGCGTATTGTTTCTTTTTAAAGGCTGCCTTAACATCCGTCTCTGTCTTGGAAGTCATTCCGCTGGTAAAGTTGGAGGTCATTGTTTCAAGGTTTAGCTTTCTGGCAAGCTTCTCTAAAGTAAAGCCCGTACGCCTTGACTTAACGAAATCTTGCCCCAAACACCTTTTGTCCACCTCACATGCTTTAGTGTGGTAGGATAGCTTGCACTGTGCATACCTAAAGTTGGAATACTCTCCGCTATCTACGTCTTTGTACCATTGCAACCAAAAGTACATGTGCCCTGTTAAGTAAACGGGGTAGCCATTATTCATAAACCAAATGCCATAAACCCTACGCCTATACTCTTCTTTTATGTAGTCGGCAAACGCTTCTTCGTTGTCTTTGGTGCAGCCTTTAGGCATTGGGGTACGTCGCCAATACTGCTCTTTTACAGGCTTGTCGGAGAACAGCATTTCTTTTTTTGGTGGTTGTTTGGGTAGTTGCACCCTAATACCCTGAAGTTCTATTATGTCACCTTCCGTGCCGTCTGGGCAGATCTTTATGGCGTCCTCCTTAGAGTTGTACCAATCCTTGTGGAGCTTAGAGGTGTCTATGATTTCACCACGGGCAAACCGCTCTGGGTAGCCTATCTTAAACTCTTTATCCTTTAGGTTTATCTCCTCGCTCTCTATCATTGATTCTAACTCAATGATGTAGCTGTTGAGGTTCATTATACTTTCAAGGATGAAAGGCTTAGCACTTGCTATGTCGGCGTGTTTGTACTGGTCAAGCTCTTCATAGTCAAACTCCTTGGACAAGGCAGCACGCATCATGGTCATTGCTCTGTTGCCGCCTTTTATAAATCGTTTAACGTACCGAACAATGGTTTTTTCCAAAGGGGCGTTAGGACTGTCCATCCAGCGCTGCAAAATGGATTTCCCGCTATTAAAGCTATCCACCTTGCCTTTTACAACTTTTTTGAGTTCTGATGGCTCAATGTGCTCTAAGGTTATTTCGTACTCTAAGTTGTTTATGAGGTCGTCAACAGACGCTTTTATGTCCTTGGATAGCCCTTCTATTGCCATTACGCCATTTCCACTTTTTTGGAAACTATGTGGTCTGCCATTATACGAATGAACTTAGCTCCTTCTATTTCCTGCTCAACGCCTATCTGGGGGCGGTGGTAAATCTCATCGCCAATCTCAAAGTCATGGTCAAGCATGTCTTGCTTGTTGGCAAAAACAACCTTGCCTGCTTCTTTCTTGGGCTTTTGCTCCCCGCTGGCGTAAAAGTGGTCATCTATGTTTTCTACGAGTATGAGGCCGCTTCTGGATT